CCGCCGGAGGCTGTAGCGCTTTGCGCGCCTTCCGGGTGACGGACACGGCGCGGTGTGAATATGTGTGTAATGATATTTTCTAGAAAATTTCTAGAAAAAGGATTGACATTTTTCTAGAAAAGTTGTATTGTAATATCAGAAACAAGGAAAACCAATCATACAAAAAGGAGGAAAATGAAATGACAGTAGAAGAAATTAAAACCGTATTAAATGAAAAATGCAATGAGTCTTGGGATATGCTCAAAATAATGGAAAATGCATACGGACAAAAGAGTATGCCAGTGGAAAAAGCACTTACTAAGTGGGTAACATATGACGATCTTTTTAGAGAGTTATATAATGAATCGCCGCTGTACAGTTACATTTAATACTTAACATCTGCTGACCTATCGGCAATACGGGGAGAAAGAGGATAAATGAGAAGTAATCAAAAAATGACGTATGAAGAACTTGTTAAAATGCAAAATAACGTTGCTGAACTTCCGTTCTATGTAACAAGAAAAGTAGGAGCGGAGATGAAAGTGTATGCTTATTCTCACTCGTCTATGACAAACGGATACATCCGTAAAAATGCAACCTATAACCCGCTACCATATAAAGGACGGTTTGGTGTCGGATTTACTGTAAAATCCAACAATTCCACAAGCACTCGTTATGCTTACATAACTTATTACATTGAAATCAAACATTCCGTTATCTGTTCCGTTAACGATAACTGTACGTTGTGTCCGTTGTACTCAAAAGAGGGAAACAAAGAAACGTGTTATTATTAAGGAGGTATCATCATGAGAGTAAAAGATTTTATCTTAATGTATAGTGGCAAGAACCGCGTGGAAGTTGAAATATACGCGTCTGTTACGGTATTTAATGAAGAACATTATGTACCCGTGGCAGAATTTGCTATGGACCGCGCCAACTTCTACACGAAAAGAACAGAAAACTACGTATCAGAAGAAGTAACCGGTTTCGAAATCGTAAACGGTAAATTGCGATTCATGATAAGGGGGTGTGAATAGTGCCGAACTCAAAAGACTATAGCATCTATCAAGAGGTTGACTTATCCCTTGACCAGATCAAACGCGAACTTCCACGTGTGGCGCAGGCGGCAAATAGCCGCCTTGCCAAACTGGAAAAAGTTCACGCGCGTGACCAATGGGAGTATGGGCGTGTAAAAGAATTTTTTGCGTCACAAGGGCGGGAAAAGAATCGTTTCTTGAAAGGCGTAAAGCGTTCGGATGCATCCATCCGGCAGGAATGGGATACCATGATTGCGTTTTTGAACTCTCCAGAAACTACTTTGGAGGGATACCGCATTGCGGAGTTACAAAGACGTTTTGATAAGTCAAAGAAGAAAATTGATGGAGAAGTAACAGAAGATAACTATGAAGACTTGTATCGTTTTCTAACTTCCAATCTCTACAAAAAAAATCTGCGAAAGCATGTAGCGTCCGATCAAATGATTGACGATTTTATTTCGAAATTAAATGATGGTGGAATCGAACTAGAAGATATTCTTGACGAATATCAGGAGTTTCTCGATGGATATATAACGGAAGAAGAATTATTTGCGAAAAAAAGAACAAAATTAAAGTAGGTGGAAATATGTATGAATTAGATATCCCTGTTATCGTAAACGGAAACGAAAATGTTTCACGTGAAACAATTTATTCGGTCAATGATTTTCCGTTTTCGTCTTTCCAGACTTTGCGCGAATGCCGCAAACGTGGAAGAAAGAAAAACCCTATCGTTTATTATGATGCAGAAATGGCGTTTGATATCGAAACAACTACGTTAGAAAAACTTGATTACGAACGCTATAACAAAACAGGTGAAAAAGTAGTAAAAGGAACTGCCTTTCTGTATCAATGGCAGTTTTGTATCAAAGATACCGTGTGTTTTGGTCGCACATGGAACGAGTTTCTTTCATTCTGCGAAAAACTGCATTTGTATTTGAAAACATCTGATACGAAACGCGCTGCCGTCTACGTTCATAATTTTTCATATGAATTTCAATTCATGAAAGATTTCATAGAATTTGATGAAATCTTTGCGCGGGATGCACATAAAGTTATGAAATGTTATGCGTATAAATACGGGATTGAGTTTCGATGCTCGTATTTTTTAAGCAACATGAGTCTTTCAAAATTTTGCGAGAACAGTGCGGGCGTGACCCACTATAAATTGGTTGATACGTATGACTATAAAAAACTACGAACACCAAAAACACCTTTAACGGACGTTGAACAGGGATATTGCTACAATGACGTTCGTGGTTTGTGCGAATGCATCCGCGCATTACGAAAAGATGACAACCTTGCAGAAATCCCCCTTACCTCAACTGGCTACGTCCGCCGCGAATTTCGCCGCGCCATGCAGGCAGATAGCGGTTATTATCCGGGAGTATTTGCCGATCTGGCTTTGACGTTACCGCAGTACCAGCTTTGCAAAGATGCGTTCCGCGGCGGCAATACCCACGCTAACCGCATTCACGCGGGGCACACGATCACAGCGGAAAAGGGTGAATCTGCGATCGTTATGGGTAGTATGGATATTTCTAGCAGCTATCCGGCGCAGATTGCAATGGGGTACTATCCCATGAGTGCTTTTCGGGCGGTTGAGATCAAAACGCAGGGACAGTTTGACAACTTGTGTGCTACACGTTGTGTTATCATGCGGGTACAATTTGACAACTTGCGTATTAAAGAAAATATCCCCGTCCCGTATATCCCGCTGTCAAAGTGTCAGAAGCACGGGAAAGAATGTGTGATTGATAATGGACGCGTATTGTCTATTGCTTGCTGTGAAATAGCAATGACGGAAATTGACTTGTCGATCATAAAAAAACAATACGTCTATGATTTCTTTACCGTCTCGGAGTGCTACGTAGCCGCGCGCGGAAAATTACCGGAAAGTATGCGTAAAACGATGATGTCATTTTTTATCGCAAAAAGCCAGTTGAAAGGAAATCCCGATAAAGTCTATGAATATATGAAATCTAAGAATAAACTAAACAGTACGTTCGGAATGTGCGTGACAGATCTTTTGCAAGACGAATGGGCGATGGATGTTGTTACGGGTGAATGGCATCGGGAAAAAGCAGATGCGGAAAAAGCACTGAAAACGTATTACGAGGGAAAGAATAGCTTTTTGCACTATCAATGGGGAATCTATGTTACCGCCCACGCAAGAAAGCAGTTACAAGATATGCTGGACGTGGTTGGAATGGATGTCGTGTACTGCGACACCGATAGTATCAAGTTTTTACATCCGGACGTCCACATTCCAGAATTTGAAGCCAAAAACAAAATACTGGAAAAACGTGCGATTGATAATGACATTCCTGCGTTTTGTGACGTTGGTGACAACCGTTACATTCTCGGCGTCTGGGATATGGATGACCTCTATCTCCAGTTTAAGACCCTTGGCGCGAAAAAATACTGCGGCGTGGAATGGGACGAAAAAGCGGCGCAATCTGGCAAAGACCCCGTGCGTTTTACGTCTACGGTCGCTGGCATGAATAAGAAACTTGGAGCGGAAAACTTAAAGTGCTGTAATAATTTCCGTCTCTGCCGCCGGATGGAAAATGTCGGACGGACAATCAGTTGCTTTAACAACTCGAAACCCCATTACATCAAAGTCAACGGGGAAGAAATATTAACTGCAAGTAATATAGGAATCATTGATACCACTTATACCTTAGGTGTATCGAATGAATACTATGAAGTATTGGTAAACTCTCAAGACGGAGTGTTACCGGAATAGGAGACGATATGAGATATTTTGTGTTTTTTATGTTTTTAGTATTATCAACGATTTGGGCGTTACATGAGGAAGAACTCGACCTTTCCATCCTGCTTTTATTTTTGGATATTTTCTTTATTTTCTTATTTTAACTATTGACTTTTTTGGTAGGCAGCGCTATTATAATACTTGTAAGAACAAATAACCACATAAAGAAAGTGAGAAAAAAATGGTTATAACAAAAATCGAAACATTTATCTATTCTGTCATTGACAGAAACACAAAACAGGTGATCGGCTCTTTTGAGAATACAGAAGAACTGAAAACGCAGAAAGCAAAAACCGCCGCTCTTACCGCCGCTGGTTTTCCGGAGGATTTCATCTGTGTATTAACCGATACCGTATCCGCCCGCTACGAGATGCCGGACGAACAGTTTTTTGCTGAAGCAAAGAGACTGGACGATTAATCAGTGCACAACCGCGGTCTGGAAGTAACCAGATAAGACGGCATGATCAAAGCTAAGCGCCGCGGATCTGCATAACAAACAACTTAAATCAAAAAAGGAGAAAAAACATCATGGCAAAATCGAAAATGAAACTTAACAACGTAATTGTAAAATATGCAAAAGAGGAAGACGGAAAAAGCATTCTTTCTGCTTCGATCACAGCTGATCAGCAGAAAGCAATCTTTGAAAAGATCATCGAAGATTTTGGAGAGGACGCCGCCGCAGAAGCAAAGTGGATTCCTGCGAAAGAAACCGCCGAAGCTGGTCTTTACGTGAAAGTTCAGACGAATTACAAAGTAGACTTTTATGAGGGCGGAATCGAAAGCGACATCATTTCCAGCGTTGACGAACTCGGAAAAGGCGCAGTAGTCGACATTTTCATCTCGATCGGTGAAAGCAAATTCCGCCGCGACAAGGGATTTACGGCTTACCTTTCCGCAGTAAACGTTCACAAGTTCGGGGATACAGAAAAGTATAACCCGTTCGCTTAATCCATATGAACGCAATACGCGCGCCGACTGGTGGACGGTACCAATGAGTATGATAAGTTACCTGTAGTTGATTGTTACTATATCTTGTGTATTTGAAAAAACTCCATACGTGTAAAAGGGCTACGTTTTCCAGCGCAGCCCTTTTTTACTTAGCGAAACTCTGCCCTTACCGCCGTCCATCCGCAGTCAAACGTGCGATCATCGTGCGATTAACGTGAGATTACCTGCGGTGAGACTGGCGGGGAACTGGCGGGACGTTAGAGATTCAGATAACCGTGGTAACGCGGAGCGGGAAAAGAAGAAAGGAGGACGTGAACAAAATGTTTCACGTGAACAATGATTTTTGGAATGATATTCAATGGGAAAAACTTTTCGCTGACTATGATGTGAAATTTGAAGCGATAGACGATAACGGGAAATCGATTCAGTATTACAATCCGATTCGGTTGTTTTCAGAGCCGGACATTGACGGTGAATTCGCAGGTGTTGCAATTACTTGTTCCAACCGTAGTGCTGGAAAGACAAGTGCTTTTGCCGCGGCAAGCTGTATCTTGTGTAAAGAGTACGGATTGCAGACGGGATGGATTTTTCGGACAAAAGGGGAGATGACGGGAGCGGCGGCAATGTATGAAGATATGCTGAAAATGTATCCAAAATTAGGAAGTGTGATTACGTATAAAAATTTGGACAAAAACGGAAATGTCGTGCGGTATTTTTTGGACGGTGTGCCATTCGGATGCGCGTTTAGTTTTGGAAGTAAGATGGACAGTGTAAAAAAACTGTCACCGTATTTTCGGGATATTTACTTTTTGCTTTTTGATGAGTTTTCTATGGAAAGTGGACAATACGTAAAAGGGGAATCTGAAAAACTGCAATCGTTGTTGCTGACGATCAGCCGTGGAAATGGAAGCCAGTCCCGATGGTTTAAACTGGTTATGTCATCCAATAATATTTCGTTGCTCAATCCCTATTTTGTATTTTTTGGTATCCATAAGAGATACCAGAAAGAAACAAAAATGCTGCATGGGAGCGGTTTTGTGTGTGAGTTTACTCACAATGACAGTGCCAGTAAAGCTATGTGGGAGAATACTGCTTTGAAAGCATTCCGCGGCGGTCACTATATGCAAAGTATGAGTGTTGGAGATCAGATGTTAATTGATGATGCCGTGTTTGTACAAAAGCCGACCGGACGCTCGCGGTATCTGTTCACCATCGAACATAGTGGAAAAAGTTATGGAGTGTATGAGTATTACGAAGAGGGGTACATCTATATTACGCATAACTATAACCCGTCTTGTAATTTTGTCGCGGTTTTTCGGGACGGAGATCACACACAAAACACGGTTATGTTGGAACACTATGATTATTTGTTTGAAAATCTAGTTGACGCATATCGCAAAGCATATTTGCGGTTTGACGATCTAGACAGCAAAAATATGGCGGTTGAGTTACTAGGGATTGACCTTTATAAATAGTTCGTGTGAGACGGACAATGTAATTGACATACGGATAAAAAAGATGTATCATAAAAATACGGGGAAACCTTTTAAAAGGGGTTGCCACGGTTGAGTAAACCGCCCTGTCCTTGGCAGGTCAAAAGGTTTCCTTGTTTTAATGGACAGGAAGAAAGGAGCAAAGATGGCAAGTATCGTTTTTAATATGATTGTCGGAATGATGAAAAAAGAAAATGCTTATCTTGCTTATACCGTACGCTATAAAGCGGACGAAAAAGATACGCTGATCATTGTCCCTCATGAAAATTACGAGTCTCACATCCGGTATTTGTGGGATTTCTTTTTCATGGATGGCAACGCGTATAACAGTAAATCGCCAGTTCGATTCATTCATAATTTTATTATGTGTGATAAATTAAGTGAAATTGAGGACTGGTTAAAATGGCAGAATAAGGAGGTAGAAACATGGATGTGACTATGGTAACGCAGTTAATTGGAAGTCTCGGTTTTCCAATTGTTTGTTGCGGCGCACTTTTCTGGTATCTGGTGAAAGAAAAAGACGCACACAAGGAAGAGATGGAAGAAGTGCGGAAAAGCGTAGAAGCAAACACGACTGCAATTAATTCACTTTGCCAGCACTTAGGAGGTGGAAAGAATGAATAAAATCGAAAACGCAGTTGCATGGGCGGAACAAATCGCCGCCGATGATCGGCACGGGTACTCGCAGGTACACCGGAACAGTCCCGATTACGATTGTTCGTCATTTGTCGGAACGGCACTTGCAAATGCTGGTTTTCCGATCAGCATTTACAGCACAACTAGAAATCTATGTGAACAGTTGGAAAACGCTGGTTTTGTGAAATGCGGTAAACCGTGGAAACGCGGTGATATCCACCTTGCGGCTGGTCATCATGTAACGATGTCGGTTGACGCGAACCGCATCGTCCACGCCAGCCAGTCGGAAAACGGCGGGATTGATGGTCAGACGGGAGATCAGACCGGAAAAGAAATCTGTGTACGGTCTTATTACGATCTTCCGTATGAAAATACCGTTCACTATCGGTATGCAGGAGCCGTCAACGAAAAGCCGCATAACGTCATGGAAAGTTGCGTCAAGACAGAATCCGCGCGTAGTTTTGACCGGAAAATTGCAGGAGCGTATCATACCAATGATCGCTATCATCTGCGTGTTGGCGCAGGAATGAATAAAACTGTCATCTTGACGTTGCCAACCGGAACCAGTGTTAGAAACTACGGGTATTATACCGGAGAATGGTATCTGGTGAAAGCCGTAGTAAATGGCATCGTCTATACTGGTTACGTAGCAAAAGAGGGGTTAACCCGTGGCTGATCTGACGCTTGCTTACAATACCTGTATCGAGATTTGTAACAATCCAAACGTTGGATATTCCCAAACGTATCGTGAGGGTCAGACCGTAGGAGGTATTACCTACTATGATTGCTCCTCTCTCATGAGTTACTGTTGTACGGTCGGCGGGTTTTTAGCATCTAACCCATGGTTTACCACGCGGAGCATGGACGGGTATCTGATCGGCGCAGGATTCCAGAAAGGTACAGCCAATCAGCCATGGAAAAAAGGTGATATCTTATGGAGGAGCGGTCACACCGAAATGGTTTACAATCCCGCTGACGGTGGCGGGTATACGATGGGAGCGCACACCGATAGTTACCCGCTGGAAAGACAGGTATCCATGAATACGTTTGTGTCTCCCTATAGTGCTTGGACGTATCTTTATCGGTATCCGGTTGAGGTAGAAAGCGGTATCAGCCAGTATGTCATTTCCGCCATCTGCGGCAACTTTTGGCAGGAATCCACCGTAAATCCTGGCTTATGGGAGGGAACGATTGTAGGAGCGCCCGGTTATGGTTTGGGACAGTGGACAGATAATTCCTCTACCGACCGCCGGACGCGGTTGTTCCAATGGTTAGATTCCAACGGGTACAGCCGGGAAGATGGTAACGCACAGTTAGAATATCTGATTTATGAGAATGTCTGGTATTCGGTCGGAGCCGCTAGTGCTTACGAAAATCTACAAGCGTTTTTGCACAGTGACAGCACCGATCTGAACGCACTGACTTCCGCCTATATGAAAGGATGGGAAGGAATTAGTGACGATGGAACACTTGCGTTCCGGCAGGAAAAAGCACATGCGTGTTTCAATTTTATTTCGGAACACGCGAAAGATTCTGCAATTACCGGATGGATTGTTGGGAATCGGTATTTATCTGATTCCGAACGTTTGAACAACGCGGTGATGGTATTTCGGTATTTGTCAACTGGACAACCCGAGCCACCCGAGCCGCCACATCCCATGAAACCAAAACGGCATAAAATGCCTATTTGGCTATATCCCAATTTAAAAAGGAGGTTTTAAAATGACACTAGAAGAGTATTGGGCAGAAATTGTTGCCGACATTGGAAACATCGAAACGCATGGCGATGCGATTGCCGCCATCAGCGAAAAAATCAAAACCGAAGATACCGACATCGGAACTCTGATGTCCGAACGTGACGCGCTGGTCGCAGAACGGGACGAACTGAAAGGAAAGTATGATTCAGCGGTGGCAGAAATCAAAAGCCGCTGGTCTGATCTTTCCCACGGCGGAAGTATCACAAAAGTAACCGAGTTTGGCGGAAACGCGCCGGAACCGGAAGAAACCGCAACAAGTATCAATGATCTTGATATGTCTCAGCTCATTCTGAGCGGAAAAGGAGAGTGAAACAATGGCAGAAAAATTAGATATGACCAATATTAATATGCTGAACGCCGTTCGGCAGACGATGAGTGTTGACTACCGTGACAGAGTTCCGATTGCAACTCGTGAAAATATTGCAGATATCGCAAAAACATTAACCGACCCTTACCATCCGATGGCGCGGAACGAACTGGTTCCTGCGCTGGTAAATCTGATTGCCAGCCAGTCAATCAGTACCGAAGCGTTCCGAAATCCGCTGAGAGTGCTGAACAGTAACGCCATGCCGTTTGGAAACGGAGAGCAGGAAGTCTACGTAAATTTTGCACAGGGTTACTCGCACGATGCGAATATTAGCATCGAAGATGCTACGGCTATTTATGACAGCTACATCATGGCACTGTATCATGTAATCAATTTCAACAACGATTATCCAGTGACGATCTGGTTTGAGGATATGCGCGGAGCGTTTCTCGATGATTACGGACTCAGAAGTCTTGTGCAGGCAAAAGTTGAGAGTGTCGTTTCCGCTTGTAACTGGGATGAGTTTACGACCGCGAAAGAACTAATTGCGTCTGCGAAGCGCGCGGGACAGATTTATCCTGTTCATGTTGACCCGGTAACAGATCAGGCATCCGCGAACGCACTGGCGAAACAAATTCAATCCTATATTGACAAAATTCAGTTCCCGAACCCGCTGTACAATTTCGCTGGCGCGACATCGGCGGCAAAAGAAGATACCATTCTTCTGTTTGTCGAACCAGATACCAAAGCCGCGATGAACGTTGACAGCTATGCAAGTGCATACAATCTCGACCGGATAATCCCGAAAGCACAGCAGGTGTTAATTGATAACTTTAACGATGCGGAGGGAATTGTGGCTGTACTGGTTGACAAGCGGTTTTTCAAAATCCGTGAACAGTACCGCATGATGGTACAGGATAATGTAAACCGGGGTCTGAGATGGAACAGCACGTACACGGTGAAAGAGATGTTCTCTTATTCCCTGTTCTATCCGATCATCGTCTTTACGACCGAATCGGTTCTTGTTTCTTCCATTACCGCAAATGACGTGGAACAGGTGAAAGTTGGAACAGATGTCGACTTCGGAGGAAAATTTTCGGTTACTTCTACTGGAGTAGCCGATAAAGCAATTGACGTAAAAGTAGAGGGTAACTCTTCCTCTGATACGTTTGTTATTCCTGGCACAACCATTCTTCGAATCGCAAAAGACGAAAATAATCTGAAGCCGAAAGTAAACAAAACAGAAAGTGTGCGGGTTGTGATTACAAGCCGATTCGATTCTTCCAAAAAAGCAACCATTTACTTTACGGTAGATTAAGTAAGAGGGAGGAAACATGGATAATTTCATTCCGATGCCGCCGCAGGAAAATGTGGCGGCGGTTTCCCCGCAGACGGAAGTAATTTTAGCAAGTGGGATTGAATGGGGAAACGATTACGAACATGTAAGATACTACGAAAACGGAAAAGCAGGCTGTCTGGCGCATGTAAGAAAAAAGGCAATTCATACTTTCAAGCAGTCCGCCCCCGTGAGATGGGGAGAACTGACTTATAAGGGGAAAGGGAATGAGAATGAATTTTTAAAGTGCAATTATATTGCGTTTCAGAATAAACCTTATACGGAAGAGTGGTATTTCGGTTTTGTTACAAGGGTAGAATGGTTGAGTGACGGAAGTTTCAAGATTTATTTCGAACCCGATCGTTTTCAGAACAGTTTTTACAATGTGGTGCTTCAACCGTGCTATGTAGAACGAGAACACGTTGCCAAAGCAAATGATGCAGTCGGAGCAAATTTAGTTCCCGAAAATCTGGAAACTGGAGAATACATTGTAAATAGTTCCGCCGGCATGGGTTTTGGTCTTATGAACTATTGTCTTATTGCCAGTGCGGATGAAAATGGCGTTGCATTGGAACCGGAATTAAATCAAAAAATAATGTCTGGTTTGACTTATTTTAACACTACAGATTTTGCTACCATGAAACAAAAAATTCAAGCCTATGCTAAAAGCGGAAATGCAGACGCTATTGTATCCATTTTTCAAGCACCTGCTTTATGCTTTTCTGCAAGTCCACAAAACTTTACCATGGCTTTCCCAACAACGCTAGCTGGCTATACTCCAAAAAATAAAAAACTATTTCAATATCCATTTTCGTATTTAATTGCAGATGCGCACGATGGAACACAATATGCGTACCGACTCGAATACTTCAACAACCAAAAAATAGTTTTTGGCGCACAAGGCGTAAAATTAAATATTCCGTCTATATACGTATATCCAAAAAATTACAAAAATGAACCTACTGATAATACGCCATATGCATTTACTTATAGTAATTTTCCTACCTGCGCGTGGACAAATGACGCTTATCAAGCCTGGCTGGCACAGTCTCAACCTATATGGGATTATCAGACAAAACAGCAGTATATTGATACTGGAAAAAGTGTTGTTTCAACCATTGCAAACGTATTAAGCGGTAATTTCGGAAAAGCCATCGAAAGCAGTATCGACCAGACAGTAAGCAATTTTATGTTTGGCGAAAATATTTCAGCACAGATGGAGCAACACGATTTAATTCCACCGACCGCAAAAGGAAGTGCTACTGGAAGTTATGTTCAGACTGCGCTTTTTAGTAATACGATTGCATTAAAGACCATGTGTGTAACTCCGGAAATGGCGAAAGTAATTGACGATTATTTCACTATGTATGGATATGCAACACACAAAATTAAAGTACCGAATATCACTGGGCGGTCAAGTTGGAATTTTGTGAAAACGGTAAATTGTGGATTGCATGGAGCGTGTGTCACCGATGATATCAACTTTTTACAGGCAATGTTTAACAGAGGTGTTACGTTCTGGCATACGGATGATGTTGGAAACTATGGTCTTTCCAATGATTAAGGGGGTGATAATATGTATGCTAACCCGTATCGAGTGAGCAATAAAGAAGTTTTGGGATGCTGGGAAAAGAATCCGAATACTTCCCCGGAGGAAAAACTTTATTTTCGCCACTTTTTCGACAAGTTCGTAAATTTAGCCTTATCACGTTATGAGTATGACGGTTTACCGGATGAGATTCCGCCGCGGATGCTGAACTCTTATTTGTTGTGGAACGGTATGTGTCTTTTCAAGAAAGAACCAATTACAGGACTGTACGGTGTTTTCGGCGTGAATCTTGTAGGCGAACCGGATATTTATGGTATTCCGACCGATTGGATTGCGTACGCTATGAACGGTCAGTATTACGAACAAACGGATAAAGAAGAAAGTGCGCTGATTTTTGCTAGACCTTTTGCTGTACCGGAAATTCACAGTATTATTTTACATGCACAAAGTCTGGCAGAGAAAAAAGCGTCAACTCGAGTCAATGTCATTCAGCAGAGGACACCTGTAGTTATCAGCGGTGATAGCACTCAGAAGTTATCCATCGACAACTTTATCCAAAAATGGGTAAAAAACATTCCTTTTATCAAAGCAAAAAACGATCTGCGAAAACAAATTCAGATTGATACCATTGATTTGAAAGTACAGCCTATTTTCAACGAACTTGATACAGCTGCACAGAGAGAAGTAGCAGAATGTCTGGCTGATCTCGGAATCGAAGCAAGCGGCGTAGAAAAGCCGGAACGGCTGGTTTCCGCAGAAACGAGTTACAACGATGGAGAGATTGAGTTGACGAGAAACGGAAATCTGGCAACCATTCAAAGGGGACTTGATGCAATCAACGAAATGTATGGTTTGAATATCCATGTACGTTTTAACTCTAAAATGGTAACGCCGATTAACCGACCGGATGTTTTTGGCACGACACAAAATAACAAAAACAACACACTGGAAAACAACGGAAACGGCACACTGGAAAGCGAGGTGGAATAATGTTTCTTAGTTATAACTACGAAACAAAAACATTGACGAATACGATCGAACAGATGGTTATTTCCGATCATGTAATTGCCCCACTTAAAAATCAGACCATTGATCATATGATCGACACCGCCGTTCCTTTAATCTTCAATTTTGACTTTCCGTTTTATGTCGATAAATCCGCGCCCGAATATGCAACTGCAAAAGTTGCATTCGAAAAAACGTTCTGTTTACAGTATTTCCGGGAACAGATTGGACTTGAAACAATCGGAGAATTTCAGTATCATCTGAAAAGGATTCTAACACTCAATATGCCGTACTATGAACAATTGTACCGGAGTATTACTTTTGACTATAACCCACTGATTACTCATAAGAGTACACGAAAAGTAACGAGTACGAAAGACGATACACGAACTGGTGTGATCTCGGGAGACAGCACAGCGAAAAACACAACGACAGCCGATACAAATAACAATACCCAAAATATCCATTCAGACAACCCGCAGATTAATTTTGCCGGAACGAATTATGCGTCTACGATGGATCGGGGACAAAATACGATTCATAATAGCGCGGTGAGCAACGGAGAGAATACCACAAAAACGAATAGTAATGATACCTATCATGCAGATAACAATGATGTGATTGAAGATGAAGGTTTTGACGGAAGTTACTCTGTAGAAATTCAGAGGTTCCGAGATACCATACTTAATCTTAACAAGCGTATTTGCGATGATTGCAGAGAGTTATTCTATCAATTTTATTAAGGAGGGATAATAATGGCAATGAAACCAACGATTCCAGATTTTCCTACGTTGCCAGATTTCGGTAAGATGATTACGCAAGCTTGTGAAGTTGTAGCAAGTGTGCGGGGGATTCCGTATGATTTCAACGGGACGTTGAGTCTAGAAAATAAATTTGTTGTGCTGTTTAAGACGGTGAAAGAAATGTTTGAGGCACAGAACGAACTTGTAAAAAGTTACAAGGCGTTATATGATTTTGTCAATCAGTATTTTACCAATCTTGATATTCAGACAGAAGTCAACAAGAAAATAGAAGAAATGAAAAACAGCGGCGAACTTCTGAATTTATTAAAACCTACTGTAAGCAATGAAGTATCAACATGGTTAGCATCTAATATCACGAATCCATCCAATCCGCCGATTGATACGTCGTTGACGGTAGAAAATGCCGCTGCAGATTCTAACGTAGTTGGAAAAAGACTATTGAAAGATGGACTTTCATATAGTAAGCAGTTTAGTAAATCTGCATACTATAAGGGTTCCTCAGCTGCTATTTCAACTGATGCAAATGGAACTTCATTTATTTCTTTTGATGACTATAATAAGGGGGAAAAAAGCGGCACAAACATTTATGTAGTTGGCGTTGCGTCTACTTTTACTGTTCCAATCGTAAATCCAAAAACTGACACACTAGACGTTTATTATTTAGTTGATGCAAGAAATTCTGGATTTGTTGGCGATTACTCTCTTTCACTATGGTTATCTAGTAACTCGAGTTGGGTTAATTCTTCTGTATGCTACGGAGGTCGCATTGATTTTAAACCAGGCAAAATCTCTTTGAACAAAATGACACTTCCTAAAGGCGGCTCAACTTCTGACGTTATTAACACAGCTATATTAAGAATTGATAACCTTTCACAGGTGCCAAACACTGTTAATATTAAATTCATGCTATTTGCTGATAATACACTGTATGACTTATGGAATACGATTCCTGCGGTGGAATATACAACTGACCTTTGCTTTTGGGGAGATAGCTTGACAGCTGGTGCTGGAGGGTCTGGAACAAATTATCCTAGCGTTTGTGCTTCGGAATTAGGAATTACTTCTTTCAAAAATTGTGGAGTTGGCGGTGAAAATGCTAATACAATCGCTTGTAGACAGGGTGGTAATTCACTTATTCTTAAGGAAGGCACGGTAAGTGAATATTCTTTGTCAGAATTAACAGATATTTACGGAACTACGTGCAATCCATTAAGACAAGGGGCAGGAAGTAATTCAGTTAATCCTATATACATTAATGGAGTAAAATGCGACTTATCAATTTCACAGACAAGCACAACTGACCCGAATGCTAAATACACGATTACAGGGTATAATGGCAGGTTGCTTGCAGAAACACCAGTTAAATTCTCCGGATGCGACATTAAATCTAAAATTACTGTTATTTTTGTTGGACAAAATGGTCCGGGTCTAGCAGAAAGATTAAGCATCATTGACTCAATGATTAGTAAAATTAACGACAAATATATCATCATGGGACTTAGCACAGGAAACTCTGCTAGTAGAGCAGATGAAGAAGCACAAATGCTTAGCAAGTATGGTGTGCATTATTTTAACACAAGGCATATGCTTAGCAAATACGGCATGAAGATAATGAACCTAACACCAACAAACTCAGATACGATTGAAATGAACAACGGGGAAGTACCATCATCGTTACGTTCAGATGTAATTCATCTTAACGCAAATGGCTACACGGCTTTAGGTAAAATGATTGCTCAAAAAATCCGTGCTTGTGGATACGTATAAAGCCTTTCTAGCATAAACTATTCAATTTACACACATAATTATTCCACATATCCGTCACCCGGAAGGCGCGCAAAGCGCTACAGCCTCCGGCGGTCATCGGCGGACAACCGCACGATCACAAGCGATAACTAACATTACACATATAATATGACTGGCAGTCCGCGGAGCGGACGACCCCGAACGGGCAGGCGCGGACGGAAAGGACGCGCCGTGTCCGTCACCCGCGGACACTTTAGCAAACTAAAGTGAGTACCCGTTTCCGAAGTGTCCGCGACCCGCGGACAAACGGGCGGTTTTGTCCTCTTTCCGGCAAAAATGAGTAACTATTTCGGAAGAATTGTGCGAGATTCGGGTGGAAAACGTGAATAATTGAGGAATTGTATAGACAATTAGGCTGGACTAACACTTTAGTCGGGTGAAGCGTTTTTGTCAAGTTGGAAAAATGCATAAAAATTTCGGGCATATGTGTTGTAATAAGTATTAAAAAGTACACAAATGCAATGAAATAGTTTGCAAAAGCGGTGTCTTTCTCTCGCGGACACCGCTTTTGTTGTGCAATGTGCTGTCCGCCGTACGCGGACAAAATTGGGAAAATGTCCGCGTGGGACGGACTGTATATATC